TAATAATACTGGAACTCCTTTACAAGAAATTGTTGGAACTTTTGTTCAAGGAACAAAATCATATTCTTTATCTGAAACACCAATATTAAAAGATGGTTCAAATGGATTAAGAATTAATAAAAATAATATTGTTTGGGGTTCAGATAAAAATTCACCAGGATATATGAAAGACCATCCAGAAAGAGGTACTTTGCAAGATGCTGTTGATACAATTAATAATTTAGCGGTTACAAAAAATATTGTTAAAGCATATATATATGATAATAAATTAGTTATTGTTCCATTAAAGAATGTTGATGTAACAATTAGTAATTTAACATCACCAACAAATACTGAAGATAATCTTGAGATTTTAGGTTTGCCAGCATATACTCCAAAAAATTCAATTTATTCAGGTAATAATATTGAAGTTAAAAATTCAAAACCAAATTCATTAGGTTATATCTTTATTAATGATGAAAAATTATATTTTGAAAATATTCAAGAAGTAAATTCTTCTCGTTATAGAATTACAAATTTTTATATTGATAAAGAATATAATACCGATAGTGTAATTTATAGTGATAGACTAATTTTATTAACAAAAGATGATTTTAAAATTATTCAAGAAAATGTTTCATATTCATCTGATGAATCTACCATTTCGGAATCTAAACCAATAGAAATGAATTTTGTTGTATTAAATACATCTCCAAAAGAAGGGGAAATTATAATAGTAAGTAATGATAAGTAATCAGTTGTATTTATAAAAAACCCTCAAACTTTGAGGGTTTGTTTGTATTTATTAAATACAAACAAAGGGGATAAATGATGGCTGATATAAGTAAAATAGATATGGAAAGAATCAATGGATTACTTGATAAATTAGAAGAAGTATCCAATAATCTTAATTCAATGAAACATATTATTGAAGAATATCATTCAGGAACACAATGGTATAAGATATGGAGCGATGGTTGGATTGAACAAGGTGGATATGTTAGTAATCCATCTTCAAATGAAACAGTTACATTATTAAAATCTTATAATAATATTAATTATAGTATACAATGTCAATATGCTCACGATTCAAATTCAACAGGTCGTTTTTTATCAGTAGGAAATAAAACAAATTCAACTTTTATGGTTAGAACTGGGGCATCTAATTTAGATAGTTGGAATGGTAGTTATCCAGTTCCATTTTATTGGGAAGTAAAAGGATATTAAAAAAGAGAGGTTTTAAACCTCTCTTTTTTATTAATTGTAAGCTAAAACTTTTGACATTAAGGTTGATACAGCACCATCACCAGTAATTAATGTTCCATCATAGTCATATAAGCAAGCATTATCAAAACGTTGTGAACAGTTAATTAACATTGATTCGTGATTACCATTATCACCATCTTCAGGTTGAGCTTGCATTAACCAACAACCTTCCATTACCCAAGTTGCAATTGCATTTTGGTGACCATCGGTATATTCAAATAATGTTGTATATTTGTAGTTTTCTGAAACAGTACCAGTAACTTGTTCAGATAAATCTCTTTGTAATTGAATTTGACGATATAATTCTTTATAATTCATATTATCATAAGAATCATAAACAGTAAAGTTTGTTGCTTCCCAAGTCCATTTACCTGGATAATAAATTGGACCGTTAACTGTTTCAATAACTTGTTCTTCAAATGCTCCTTTTGGTGTTGTAAAACTTCTCATATCCATAGTAATATTTTCACCACCAATAGGTGCAGCAAATCCTTCAAAAGTAACTCTATAACGAGTTTTTAAGTGATTAAATTTAGTTCTTTGATTTCGGTCAGCTAATTTTGTACCGAACTTAGAAAGAGTATTTACATAATCTACCATAATTTTCTCCATTAATCTGTATAAACATATTTATTAAATTGTTTCTACTTGTATTTATGATTATTTTATACTATGAAATTCATCATTTGGATTTCATAAATATTATTATGAATATTAAAGGATAATAAAGATGGCAATTAATGAATCAACTTCTGTTAAACAAATTGTTAAAAAAGATTTAAAAGAAATTTTTCCAGCAGAATTTTCAAATAGAAGATTAATTAGCAAATATATTGATTATGTTTTAAATCCATTTTTTCAAAAATCATATGAAAGTTATATTAACGGATATATTGGTAAAAAGTCTGTAGCTTTAGAAGAAGGAGATTTTTATCTTCCTGAACCATCAAGTGAAAGAAAAACATATCAATTATCGCCTGTATTAGTAACAACTAATCCAAATGATACTTCTTTAGAATCAAATAATTCAGTTGTTGATTTTAGTAATTTTTTAAATACATTAAAATTACAAGGTTGTGAAACTAATGACCAAAATAGATTATTATCTGATACATATTGGTCTTGGTGTCCACCAATTAATGTTGATATGTTTTTAAATTATAATTTTTATTATTGGGTTGAAGATGGACAGCCACCAGTTGAATTATTATCTAAAACTAATGCTGTAACAGATATTATTGGTAAAGAAAATTATACTTATAAAGGTGTAGATGAAAATGAAAATGAAGTAACAATTAATTTTTCATCAGGTATGAGAATTTTATTTATTAATGATGAAAATCCAGAATATAATAATATTCCTTTTATTGTTGAAGGTGTTGGAAAATCAATACAATTAATTAATGATAGTGAAATTCTTTCTTCAACATCAAAAATGCCTGATTATTATGTAATGGAAAGAGGAGCTATTGATGGTAATGCGTGGTCATTAAGAAATAGATGGTTTCATCGTTCTGTTTTAGATAAAATTGAAAATACAATTATATATCAATTAATTAGTAATAATGTATTATATTATACAAATTCTTCTCCTGAAGATATGACTGATGATACAATGATTTATGCTGATATGGATTTAACTATTAAAGTTAAAACTTTTGGAGAATTTGAAAATATTCAATATACTGATAATACACGTAAAATTCAATATATTCAAGCTAAAAAACCAATATTATGCTTTAATAAAGATATTCAATTATATAATTATGGTATATATAATAGAGGATTTGTAGATTTAATTGTTAACACAAGAAAAAATGATTTAAATGGTATTGTTCCTCAACCTATTCAAGGTGTTGATTTAAAAGATGGAATGACTGTTTTAATTACTGGTGATTCTGATGAAATGTCTAATAATAGAATTTATCAAGTATCAGGTGTTTCATCTATTAATACTGTTATTTTACAACCTGTGATTAATGGTTTATCAACTGATGGTTCACCAGTTGAAGGAGAAGGTATAACTGTTCGTAAAGGACGTTATGCAGGTGTTTATTATTACTATAATAATGGAGAATGGGTAACTGGACAACAAAAAGTTAGTGTTAACCAATCACCTTTATTTCAACTTTATGATGATGAAAAAAATGCATTAGATAATCAATTATATTACAATCAATCATCATTTAAAGGTAGTAAATTATTTGATTATGTTACAACTGATGATTCTGGTGCAACAATTGATGAAGATTTAAATAAAGCAATTGTTACTGATGGCTATGGAAATTACATTTTTGATAATATAATTAGAACTCAAACTTTTACATATTATGATTATACAATATTAAAAGATTATGAAGGTTTTAAATTTTTTAAATTAAATGGTCAAGATATATATTTAAATAACTGGTATATATCTAAAGATACAACAACACAATATATTACAACTGAAATAACTGTTACAGATAATAAAATTTATGAAATAATTGATGATGTTAAATATACTGTATTTAATTTAGCATATCAGCCAGATGAAGTTTCAAATAAAAAATCATCTTTTGTTTATTTAAATGGTGTTTTATTAAATGATGGTACAGATTATATTATCAAAAATAAAAAACTTATGATTTCTGAAACAAGTATTTTAAATGCAGATGATAATTTATATATTAAATTATTAGTTAAAAAATTAACTAATACAATTGCTGATGGTTATTTTTATGATTTGCCTTTAACAATAACATCAAATGCGATGAATGAAGATATTTCACAAATTAATTATAATGAATGTTTTGACCAATTAAGAAGTATCATTGAAAACCAAAGTGCATTTAGTGGTAATTCTTCAGGAAATAATAATTATAATAATACAAAAAAAGATTTATCATTAGGTACAGAAATTTTACAACACGAAAGTCCAGCACTTAAAACAATGTTATTAAATTCAAGAGAATTTTCTAATATTAGAACTGTTTTAACATATATAACTAATGAATATACTAAATTTAAAACTAAATTTAAAAATATTATTACAACAATGAGTAATAATGGTGAATATGATGAATTTGAAACAGTTGATATTGTAAGTCCAAGTGGTTCAATTTCACACGTAACTCAAGAAACGGATGTTAAAAAAATTGTTCAAAGTGCATTAAATAAAATTAATCTAGGTAAGGAAGGATTAGATTCATTTTATAATAATGGAGTTGCATCTGAATATGGAGATTGTTATATTCCAGCAACTCCTGCATATTTAGGTTTAGATTCTTATTATAAACCACAAATTATTACATTTGAAGAAAATCCTAATAAACCAAAAGTATTATTATGCCACGATGGTTCATATCAAATGTTATTTAATGATTATCGTGATAATGCTTTAATAGAAATTGAAACAGCAATTTACAATTCTATTTTAGATAAGTTTAAAAATAGTTTGCCTTCATATAATAAATTGGAATATATACCAGGAAAATTTAGAACAACAGATTATAATCAAGTTGAATATAAAGAATTTTTAACTCCAATTTTTGAAAAATGGTGTCAAGATAAAGGAGTTGACTACACTATTAATGATGGTTTTGACCAAAATGACCCATTTAGTTGGAATTATTCAACTTGTGTAGATGCGGATGGTGAACAATTATATGGTTCATATAAATCAATTTATATATATTATTATGATACTTATAGACCACATACACATCCTTGGGAAATGTTAGGTTTTGGTTCACAACCATCTTGGTGGGAAGACCATTATGGTTCTGCTCCTTATACATCTTCAAATTTACCTATGTGGCAAGATATTGAAAATGGATATGTTGCTGATGGTGAATCAAAAGGTATATATGAATTTTTAAAACGTCCAAATTTAATTGAAAAGTATTTACCAGTTAATGAAAATGGTGAATTATTAAATCCAGTTGAAATTGGTATTGTTTTAAATGCACCAATTCCATATTATGCTAAACAATCTTGGAAAGTTGGTGATATAGGTCGTTGGGAATTCGCTTGGATGTATACATCTGAATATAGATATTCAATACAAACAATTTTATATATGATGAGACCAACAGAATGGGTTGAAAATAATTGGGATACTAAAAATATTAAAACAATTTTTAAAGATACTTCATATGAACAAATTATTTATGATGATTTAGGTAAACGTCCTTCACCTTCTGATATAATTATGCATAATGAGTATATTGATAATGAATATGTTCAAAAAATAGGTATTCAACAATGGATTTCAGACTTTTTATTACACGAAAATGTTGATATAACAAATTATATTGCTAAATCTATTCGTGATATTTCTATGAAATTATCATATAAATGTGCAGGCTTTTATAAGTATGATAGTATTAAAATATTATCTGATAATTTTGGAGTAATTCCATCACAAAATTATGAATTAGATTTATATAAAACTATTACTGATAAACAATATTCTTATTCAGCTATTGTTATTCAAAAAGTTGAATCAGGATATATGATTGATGGATTTGATTATGAAAAACCATATTTTATAGTTAAAGTTCCTCAATATAATGGTAAAAAGTCAACTGTTAATATTTCAGGAAGAAATATTATTTATTATAATGAATGGACAGATAATCTTCAAAAAGTAAATTATAAAACAGTATATTCTTCAATTCAAGATGTTTATAATGTTATTAATGGGTATGGAAAATATTTAGAGGATGTTGAAGGTTGGTATTTTAATATATTAGATGCAAATGGAGAAATTATTAATTTTAGAAGTAAATCAAGAGATTTCTTATTGTGGACAACAACTCAAATTGATATTGATTCTATTATTATGTTAAATCCTGGTGCTGATGGTATTGGTATTTTTCACGATGCATTTATTGATAAAGTTGGACAATATATAAATGGTTATTGGTCAATTTTAAATACTGCATCATTACCAATTTTTAACGAGGATTTAGATGTATATCGTAAAGATGGCGATACTTATATAATGTCATTAGATAAAGCCGTTACTTGTTTAAAAATTAAAGAAATTGAAAATGAACATATCATTTTATTTGATAATCAAACAATTTATGGTGATGTTATTTATGACCCACTACTTTGTATTAAAGCTCAAAGATTAAAACTTTTAGGAATTAAAGTTGATGGATGGAATGGAACTTATTTTGCACCAGGTTATTTAATTGATAAAGATGGAGCATATCCAAACTACGATAAATTAGCTAATGATTTTAAATATTTTTATAATACAGATGATGTACGTTCACAAGGTGTATTTGGTGATTATGCTAAAAGAACAATAGGTTTTCAAAAATTACCATCTATGGAAAGACTTTTAATTGATGATAGAAATATATTTGATTTCTATAAAGGATTACTAAAAGAAAAAGGAACAAAACGTTCATTTGGTAAATTAAATCGTTCAACTTATATTATGGATGCTGAAAATAATGAAATAGAATTATTTGAAAACTGGGCATTTAAAATTGGAGAATTTGGATATACATCAAATAGTTCAGTAATTGAATTAAAAATTCAACCAGATTTAATTACTCAAGACCCTCAAATTATTTCATTTACAACTGCTGATAATGTTAAAGCTAATAGTTCAATTGTTGATATTACTTGGAATAATCAAGATTGGTTAAAGCAAAAAGAGAATAAATCTGAAAATAAATTTAATTTCACAAATGATTTTAAATTTTATCCAACAGCAGGATTTGCACAAATTGGAGAAACAAATTATATAGTAGGTAATGAAGCAACTTTTAAGACAACTTTTGAAAATATGAAAGTTGGAGAAAAAGTTTGGGTATCTTTTGCTGAAACAAATCAAGGTTGGGATATTAGAAAGAAAATATCTGATGATGATTATATTTC